GTGCTTTTGTCATTCATTGACAGCACTAATCCCACTATCAAATCTATGGTTGATGGGGGTGTTCCAGACTTTGGTTCTGTGATGTCTTTTTTTAAAGGCTTCGAGAATTGTGGGTCCTATCCTTATGAGCTTGTAGATAAGTTTTTGGAGGATGGTAGGTTTTAAATTTTTCTGCAATGAATAATAAAGATAAGACCCGCAATGGTAAGCCAGGACCAAAACCTGGTAAAAAGAAGGGTGTGAATGCCCGGCCTGGAGTTAATACTCAGGCGAAGAAAATTGCCATTAAGGCACCAACAGCTCAGATGGCTGTTGTGCAGATAAGACAGCGTGAGCAGGTTAAGGCTCAAGCGAAGAAGAGAAATCTTCCTCGTGACTCTATTAACTTCTTCACGTCCGCAATTGATCCGATGCATGATACTCGGATAACTTTTTGTGGGTGGCCTGACAAAAACATCGAGCAATCAGTGATTCGTCAGATACCACAGTCGTTTGAGTTGGCTATGCCTGTGGCCAACCCCAATTTTGCTGCTGCAACTGTGTGGGATTGCCACATAAATTTGCAGCCATGGATGAACCAGGTGTTGTTTCACGAGAGAGAACGTGTTAACAACAACATCTTTGTCACAAGTGGAAACACTTGCGACATTGGTGGTTTGCAGGCGTATGCTACCTTACCTGGAGGAGACTTCACGTATGGTGCTGAAAATACGCTTGCGACTGGAACAGTCCCGTTGATCGGATCCTTGGGTATTAAGGAGTCCGTTAGTGTTGGAGTAGGGAGATTGTGTGGAATTGGTGTTGAAGTCATCAACTCTACTGCTCCCCTGTATCAATCTGGGCTAGTTTATTGCTGGCGGGCTCCTGAGCCTGTTAGTGATCCACAAACCTGGTATCAGAGTGCCTCCTCAGGCACAACTCCCAATATTGTGTATCTTCAGAATGCTTTTACAGGGCAGGTGTTTAGGCACCCACCCAGAAACATTGCTGAGGCACAATTGTATACAGGGGTCGAATCCTGGCATGCAAAGGAGGGTTCTTATATGGTCGGAACATTTAACGACTTTGATAACGAACCTAAGATGGTAAGCTATGAGCAGCCTATCATTATTAACTCTCAGGATGTTGAGGACCATACTTACAGTATCTTGGACACATTACCTGTGCCTAATGAGACTGCTGTGTGGGTTCCCGACGCCATTCAGAGTTTATCTGTTCCTGGACAATTTGGATTGCCAGGTATGAAGGTGTACCCTATCAATGAGATGGGGATGATATTTGTGGGTCTCACTAAAGAGACCACTCTTACCATGAAGCTAACATATTATTATGAAAGCTTCCCTTCACTTGCTCAAACTGATATACTTACGTTGGCTAAACCGTCAACTAGGTATGATCCTCTTGTTCTCAAGCTTTTGGCTGAGACCATGCGTACACTTCCTGTGGCAGTAATGTCAAAGGAAAATGCGGAGGGGGATTGGTGGGATCGCGTGTTAGAAGCGGTCCAAATTATTGCCCCTGGTGTCATGGCTATGATACCAGGAGGGGAAGTTCTTGCACCTGGGGTGCTCAGTGCAATTACATCTCTTCGCTCATTTCGCAATAGTGAGTCATAGTCTGTGTAGACGTTAAAAGGCTTTTGTGGTTTAAGGAATTGAAAAATATTCCGGAACCTCATTTCCCTATCCAAGTGATAGTATAAAAG